GTTAGCACTAGCTTATTAATTGCACCTAGAAATTTGCCACCTCAATGCTTACCAGGGTGTTCGGCGCTTGAGTTCGTATGGGTACAATGCCTCTAGAAGGCTTTCGAGTGGACTTCTAGGGGCATTTCCATTTCTTTGCTATAATAAAAGCATCAACACCGCACTGTCTCTTGGAATCTCAAGAGGTGGTGCGGTTGTCTTTAACTATCTTTCGTCGGCAGTAGTGCCACCCCAAACGCCATACTGCTGGTTCGTTTCCAGCGCGTAGGTAAAGCACGCTTGGAGTATCGGGCAGGTCTTACACAAGGCGCGCGCCATCTTGGTTGACACCTGGCGCTGCTCAGGATCGGTGATGTCCTCTGGAAAAAACGCGTTCGGAAGTTCCTCACAAGGCACGCCGCCGGCAACACTTATCTTTTTCAACAAAGCCATGTACCGACTTGTAAGATGTCCTTGCGCAGTCATAAGATAAGCCTAACTAGGAAAGAGGGAATAATGGAGCTTCACGCACCGGCAACATTCAACGGCGCAAAGCTGCTTGGAGTGTTTAATAACGGCACTTCAGAGTGGCACGAAGTACGCGCTGACGGAATCGGCGGTTCTGAGATTGGCACAATCCTCGGACTCAATCGCTGGGAGTCAGCCTTCTACTTGCACCACCTAAAGACTGGCAACCTGCCACAAAAGGTAATTGACTCATTCCCTGCCGACCTTGGCAACATACTCGAACCTGTAATCATGGGGCCGCTACTGAAGCGACAGCACCCAGAGTGGGAAGTCTTTACTACCGGCACTTACCAGCACCCGACTATCCCTTACCTTCACGCAAACCCAGATGGGCTAACTCAAGTTGATGGCGAGTGGGTAATCGTGGAAGCAAAGACATCTAGAAACTATTGGGATGAAGTGCCGCCGAGCTATCTGGCGCAAGTCCAGTTCTACATGATGGTAATGGGCGTGAAGCGTGCGGTCATTGTCGGATTAATTGCAATGGACTGGGTTGAGTACTGGGTAGAGTCCGACGAGTTTGAGCAAGACGTTATGAAGCAGGCTGCCGAAAGGTTTTGGCTTGGGGTCAAGAATGACACAGCGCCGGCTTGGGATGGATCAGAGTCAACTTACCAGGCGGTTAGAGAACTGCACCCAGACATTGACGACACCGAGGTTGAGATTGACGGACTGCATTACTTGCCAGCCGCGCAAGCAGCGTTTGACAAAGCGGAGTCTGAGCTAAAGCAGATGAAGTCTGAGGTCTTGTCTAGCATGGGCAACGCAAAGCACGCTTACATTGAACACGAAGGCGCAACAATTAGGGTAGCCTCAAGACAAGCTAGGGGTCAGGGTCGGCCTTTCCTCGTAGTCAAGAAGGGGAAGTGATGCAAGTATTTTTAGGGGACACAGTGACGCTGGTAAGGAACGACACATACGTTACCGGTGCGGTATCGGGAGTAGTCCTAGACAAAAACAAACTGCTTGAGCGTATCTACATAGAGGGGCTTACCGCTCCGTTTTGGTTAGCAGATAACTGGAAGTTCCTAGAAACCGAAGAAGAAGAAGAAGAATGAGCTACCTATTCCTTGGACTTGATGGCGAAATGTCATCAAGTGAGCTGAGCGAAGGTGGCAAGCTCATTCAGATTGGCGTTTCCACAGCCGAGTGCCGCACTCGTTCTTGGACGATGAATCCAGGCGAGTGCCAGTGGTCAGAGCAAGCGTTCGCCGTTCATGGAATCACCCGACGAAGGCTAAGCAGTTCTCCTTCACCTGCCGAAGTTGACGCACAGCTTTATGAATTTCTAATAGCTATCGGGGCAGACGCTAACAACCGAGGCAAGACCATCCCAGTCGGATTCAACGTGGGAGCGTTCGATATGCCGTTCGTCAAGGACTCGCTCCCCAAGAGCTACTCGCTATTTTCGCAAAGGACAGTAGATCTAAACGCGCTATGTTTTGCGCTGGATTACAAAGAGGAAAACGGGATGCCAGTCAAGGCTGAGACGTGGAAAAAAAGAGCTAAGGCTTACGCTATTGAACAGATTGGCGCAGAGAACCAACACGATGCAGGCTGGGATAGCTTGATGCACATTTATTGCTTTGAATACCTACGACAAATAATAAAGGGAGATAAATAATGGCACGATTTAATCTGGAAGATTACGAAACAGTTGAGGAACGCATCAGGCGCTTCTACGAAGACAACCCAGACGGTCGGATCATAACCGAGTGGTCTAACGCTGGCGAGTATGTCCACAACGCCGAGAATGAGACTGGCAAAAGAACTTGGGTGGTCAAGGCAACGGTTTACCTAACTGGCTCTGAGCAAGGATACAACCGACCCAAGGCGACCGGACTGGCGTTTGAGATTGACGGCGGCTCAGGTGCGAATCAGACCGCTGCGCTTGAGAATGCAGAAACGTCGGCGATTGGGCGTTGCCTCGCCAACGCTTCCTATAGTGGCAATCGGCGAGCCTCGCAAACAGAAATGGCAAAGGTCGCAAGAGCTGAACCAGTTGATTACCTAGCAAAGCTTGAAGGACTCAACGACATCCAGTCGATACGATTGACTTACGCACAAGCAAAAGCTGCCGGTGCTGACGCAAAAGTTCTTGACAAGATAAAGGCACGCGGTGAATCACTCAATACTCGAAGCAAAGATACGGGAGATGGAACACGCCTTCCAGACGGCAGTAAGCCAGGGAAAAGTTCATGAGGCTGAAATGTGGAATCGTGAGCTGCTTATCTATTTGGTTAGGCTGACCGATGCTCTCAGAAATTCAACGCCAGATAAGTGACCTCATCGCCGAGAACCAAAAGGGATCGACGGCACTTTACGAGTGTGAAAAGGCTTTAGCCGAGGCAGAGTACGAACTCGATACGACCGAATCTAAGGCCTTCATAAAGCACGAGGGTACAGTTGCGGACAGGACGGCACTAAGTCGGCTGAGCGCGGCTCCTGTGCGCTTACAGAGGGACTTACGCAAGGCTGAGCTGAACCGCGTGCGCGTGAAAATCAAATCTATAGAAACTGCGCTGATGGCAATGGGAACCCAGGTCAAGTTGATGCAGTCCGAAATGAAGCTGTGAACGCAAAAGACACTCGCAAACTTCGTGAGCGTGATTTGTGGTGCTGGCACTGCGGTGAGTCGGACAACCTTGTTCCCCACCATGTCCAGAATCGTGGCATGGGTGGCTCAAAAGTGTTAGATAACTTGCAAAATGTGATACTAGTTTGCGCTGAGTACAATGGGCGGATGGAGAGCGACGCACTAACGGCAGAGTACGCACGCGACTTCGGGCATAAGAGTTCTAAGTTCTCAGCGCCAGGGCATCCGATTCTTGACACAACGCGCCGGACTTGGTACACGCTGGACACGCAAGGCGGCAAGACCGAAGTAGATCCACCGAGCTATCTGATTTAGAAGTTGCGCGGTTGTTTCGAAATCGGTAAAGTAATGCCTAACAATAAAGGGAGACAAAATGAACCTACAATTCAGCGACCTAGTCCAGCGCCTTGAAGCTGAGCGCAATGACATTAGCTATCGAAAGCATTTTGCCAAGCCCGAAGTGAAAGTCGTAACCAAGACGCTCAAGGTGATACCAGAACGGTTCAAGCGCATCTACTTTCACGCTGGCAGGTATGCCGCTGGTGATCGTGACAACTTGGCAACTCAGGCTTGGTCGGAATACGAAGAACTGGAAAATCTGTGAGGATTGGCTCGCTCTTTAGTGGCTACGGCGGACTCGACAACGCTGTCGTCAATGTCACAGGCGCAAAAGTTGCGTGGCACTGTGAGTGGGAGTCAGCACCGAGCGCAATTCTTGAAGCTCACTTCCCAGGCGTTCCAAATTACCGCGACGTAACCAAAGTGGACTTCACTCAAGTGGAGCCAGTTGACATTCTTACTGGCGGTTTCCCTTGTCAGGATTTATCATTAGCTGGCAAGCGTGCCGGACTAAGAACAGGAACTCGATCAGGTCTTTGGTCTGAGTTCGCAAGAGCTATTGAAGAACTACAACCGAGATTGGTGGTTATTGAAAATGTCAGAGGATTACTTAGCGCAGCAGCAACCAACCCAGACTTGGAACTCTGCGCGTGGTGTATGGGAGAAGCAGGGGATAGCGAACCTGCTTTGCGAGCATTGGGAGCTGTTCTCGGAGACTTGGCAGACCTCGGGTACGATGCGAAATGGCAAGGTTTACGAGCTGCCGACGCAGGCGCTCCCCATAACAGATTCCGAGTTTTCATCATTGCCTACCCAAGACACCAGACTGATACCTACCCCAACGACTAGAGATTACAAAGACGGGCAATCAGAGCATGAGCGTGATGGCGTAGTACAAACCGATACAGTAGCCAGGGCAATTTTCCACAGCGGCGAAGTGCTATTGCCAACCACAACAACAAATGGGAATGATCGCAAAGGGCCTAACTATTCATCCGCTGGCATTTTGCAAGAGCTAGAAATTGCAAATGGCATTCTGCCCAAAGAGTACAAAGACTGGGATCACGCTAAGAAAAAAGTCAAGTGGGCTAAACCAATTGTAGGTCAGACTAAAACACAACTTGATTCCAATACCAGTTGGGGCAAGTTTGAACCAGCAATTAGACGGTGGGAACAAACACTAGGCCGACCAGCACCGCTGCCAACTAAGCCAGACGGCAAAGATGGCGCTCACAGGCTCTCAAGCGCCTTCACAGAGTGGATGATGGGGCTACCAGAGGGCTGGGTCACAGGTGTCGGACTAACCAGGAATGAGGAACTGAAAGCTTGCGGTAATGGTGTCGTTCCACAACAGGCTGAACTGGCTTTGCGAATCTTGCTTGAGGGCGTTACGCTACCGGCTGGGGGGGCAAGTAAATCTTCCAACTCCCACAGTTAGTGACACTTACACCGACAACTTGAAATCAACGCAACAGAAAGAGGGATCTATGCACAGCGTGACGCTACCGCAAGCAGTTAGGTGGGTATCAAATGAGCATTCAAGTAAGTAATGCAGTGTGGCAGCACTCACAATCCACCGGCAGGGCTAGGTTAGTTCTTCTGGCTATTGCCGACCATCAAGGTGAGATTGGCGCGTGGCCTTCGATGAAAACAATCGCAAAAATGGTCAACGCCTCAGAGCGATCAGTTCAGCGTGACATTCAAACACTTCAAGAACTCGGCGAGCTATCGGTCGAAATTCAAAACGCTCCGACTAAGCAACAATACAAATCCAACCTTTACTGGGTGACCTTGCCAGGGGTGACAGATTTGACCGCAGGGGTGACAGAATCGCAATCAGGGGTGACAGAATTGACGTCAGGGGTGACAGCAGGTGGCGTGCGAACCATTACTAAACCATTACTTAAACCATTACTAAACTCTTACCGTTTGCCAGAGGACTGGCAACCAAGAGAAAATGACATTCAGATAATGAAAGAACACTTTCCAGAAATAGACCTTAAGCTTGAGACACACGCCTTTAGGGATTACTGGGCAGGCATCTCTGGCTCAAGAGCAAAGAAGTCTGATTGGGATGCAACATGGCGCAACTGGATCAGGAACAACCACAAACGCCAAGCTCAAAGCAACAAGCCGAAGAACGACTGGAACGAACTAGACCGCTGGGCAAAAGAACAGGATGGCAAAGATGCTAATTAGCGACACGAAAGAACTGCTCCGGCAGATAGCCCTCGTTGACAACCGCAAGGTAATGCCTGAAACGATAGAAGCCTGGCACAACATCATCGGTGGGATACCGTTTGAGATTGCAACCAAGGCGCTGAAGATGGCACAGCAGGACTCAACAATCCGATACCTAGAACCGCGCAACATTATTAGCTGGTCAAAAGAAGCAGCGTTCCGGTTGGATCGTGACAACCCAAAGGCGGAAGCGCCGGTCGACTCATCGCCACAACCTCGATGCCTTGAACACAACGAGCTGATACTTAGCTGCGGGCCTTGTTGCAGACTGCTGCACGACTACGAGCAGGGCAACGGGCAGATAGGGATTGACAAATTTGCCAAGGCTGAGATTTATGCGGTGGGTAATTGACCTTCACAATCCTTCACGGCAACAACCTAGACATCCTGCCAACTCTGCCAGATAACTCAGTGGACTCAATCGTCACAGACCCGCCCTATGAGCTTGGCTTTATGGGCAAGAAGTGGGATAGCTCGGGGATTGCTTATTCTGTTGAACTATGGACTGAGTGCCTGAGAGTTCTCAAGCCCGGCGGTCACTTGCTTTCATTCGGCGGTTCTCGCACCTATCACCGCGTAGCAGTAGCCATTGAAGATGCAGGCTTTGAACTCAGGGACTCAATCGCGTGGCTTTATGGAAGCGGATTCCCCAAGTCTCTAGATGTTAGCAAGGCGATTGACAAAGCGGCAGGGGTAGAGCGTGAAGTCACTGGTAGCGCAATCGCAGGCATAGCAACGGGTTCTGGTAATTATGTCGGTGGCCCTAAGCCCTTAGTTGCACTCAAGAACAAACCCTCAACACCCAAAGCCGAACAATGGGAAGGCTGGGGAACAGCACTCAAGCCAGCACACGAACCCATAATTGTCGCTCGCAAACCCCTAATTGGAACAGTCGCTCACAATGTCCTCACACACGGCACAGGGGCGCTGAACATAGACGGCTCAAGGATTGGGTCAGATGGCGGAAAGGGCATTGTGGTTGACGTTCTTGATAGTAAGCAAGACAAAAACGGCGCATGGCGAACTAAAAACGTTGTCGAAGATGACACCGTTAGAGGCCGCTGGCCCGCAAACATAATCCTCGACGAACACACGGCAGGGTTACTAGACGAACAGAGCGGTGTTAGTAAAAGCACACCAGCACCAAGAAGGGAAGTTCCTTACACAAGTAATTCAATGTCTGGCGGCCCCATGGTCTTTTGTGGTTCAAGCCACAACGACAGCGGTGGAGCATCACGCTTCTTCTATGTAGCTAAAGCCTCAAAGCGTGACAGGAATGAAGGGCTAGAGGAACTGCCTTTTATCAAGGGCGGCTCACTTTCAGGCGGCGAGGATAAAAGAAGCCAGACCACTAATCAGCCAAGTAGACAGAATTTCCACCCAACAGTAAAACCAACCGCACTAATGGAATACCTAGTGAAGCTAGTAACCCCACCTAACGGCACAGTGTTAGACCCGTTCACTGGTTCAGGCTCAACAGGCAAGGCGGCAATCCTAAACGGCTTTGACTTTATCGGAATCGAAATGACCGAGGACTATTTGCCGATTATCAAGGCGAGGCTTAAACACGCAGAGGCAACGTATGGCAGTCAGATAAGGATGGACTAATGATAAATCACGCCGAGAACGTTAGGAACACTTACCGCAAGCAAGGCGCTGAGCAGCTAATCAAAGAGCTACTGCAAAAGATAGACACCAGTAACTTGACGGTTGATGCAATCCGGTATCACTTAGATCAGCTACTCAAAGCCAAACATGGCTGACCTGCCGACCACTCAAACCTGCAACCGCTGCGGCTGGGTATGGGAAGTAAACACGACCCGCAACAAGCACGACAACTGCCAAAGCTGTCGGTCGCGGAAAGCACAAAAGGTAAAAGATTGCATTGCTTGGCATGGTCACTTCGGAAACGATTTTGTCACACCCGTAGGCGAAGATGGGATGAGCGTACTGCCAGGCTTTCGGACTTGCGGAAAGTCCGACTGTGTTAATCCAGCTCACATAGTTACAATAAAAACAACAAACGAAAGAGGATAGATTATGGCAACAATAACAATTGACAATGCAGTAGTATTTCGCATCATTCCAAGCTACGGCTTTGAGGTGACAGAAGAGCAAAAGCTTCGCTCTGGCGAAATGGCTAAGTTTTACTACACCGTTTGGTCTAAAGAAACAGTTTCGGTTGGCGACGTGCTTGTAGTTGAAGGCAACTTGTCTGTCAAGGTAGACGAGTACACCAACAAACTAGGCGAAGCAAAAGTCAAGGCAAACGTCAACGTCAACGACGCAATGATTATGAGCGCAACGACAGACCTGAACGACGCGCCATTCTAACAATCCGAGTTCTCGGCACACCTGCCCCGCAAGGATCAAAAGCGGTCTTTAACGGGCGGGTAGTCGAGCAATCTGCCAAGACATTGAAACCTTGGCGGGCAGCAATAGCAGAAGCCTGTCACAACCTACCGGCAGGTCACACCAAGATGCTAGGCCCTGTGAGGGTGGAGATAGTTTTCTACCTTCGCAGGCCGCCATCTGTGAAATTAACAAAAAGAGCAATGCCAATCGTGCCGCCAGACATTGACAAGCTGGTACGCGGCGCACTCGATGGCGTATCACAAGGATTGAACGGCAAGGTCGGTGACGGCATACTCTGGGGCGACGACGCTCAAGTGATTGAACTGATTGCACACAAGTATTACGCCGACGATCGTGAGCCAGGCGCAGACATCACAAT